GTTCACTATCAGCGGCATGCCTTCATCTGACGTGCCGTCAACCCAAGCCAAGATCTCTAAAACATCTTGCTCAAGCTCTTTTCCCATCTTGTAGCGTGCCCCGTCTTTAACGAACCACCTACTCTTATCTCCACTTTTGAACGCCGTATACGGGAAACCAGGCGACGTTTGCATACAAATACCTTTTGAGCGTATGTATGCGGGACGCCCGTTGATCGCTTCATCTACCGAAACTACCGACGGGTGGTTGCAAGATAGCTCACTACTCACGGGCACCAACGAAACGGTGTCGTGTGCAGCTTGCTTAAGGCGGAACTTTTCCACCTCAGTCATAACAACTGTCTCACGGTTCCAACCCTCCAATGCATTACGCATAGGAGAGTACATTGCACCATCTATTTTGACTCGCTTCGTACAAGCCGGTCTCTTAATATGCAATTGCAACTCGTCATGGACCAATGAAGGTACACGACAAGGTCTGGGGTTACCCTTGGCTTCCATTTCCGGAGGTATATTGCCAACATGCGTAGCCCCTTGCGGTGTCTTAATACCGCGATTCAGCTTTGGGTTCTCAACCCGAAAGCCATTTCCTTGTGGCACTACTTTGTTTGGACATAGCAGTGCCACCACCTCCTGCGACATGGTCGTCGCAAACACGCGGTTTCCTGCTGCTCCAGTATGGAGTCCAACAATACGCCGCGGACAATTCATCGTAATCAACTTCGGGTTCTCCGCAAGCCAAAACGACGCACAGTCTCCCTTATCGGAGTTTCCTGTGCCACTCATACACTCACCAACCATAATCTCAACATTATCTTCGGTTAGTATCACGTTCACCTCAGAACGCACATCTCGAATCATTCGATGCACAACGTTATAACCGTTCTTACGCACTACCTGCATAATACGATCTGACGTTGCCATCACCATCTCGCTTTGCTTCACAAATTTGTCTGTGATGTCACTAGCTTGCCACATCTCTGGGCACGTCAGCGACAGCACATCCAGCTCTCCACATTGCAAGATCTCACACTCACTCAAAAGGACACTAATTTCAACCATAGTGCCTTTGTTATACTTTCTCAACGTAACGCTCGCCTCGATGTCATCATTCCCATACATCACAGCAAGCAAATGCCGAGGGAACAGGGCATACTTGCCGTTAAACACACAATTCGACGTTTGAGTCGCAAAGTGTGCAGCTATCGTCACGGTTCCTAGGTTCCTAACCAACGTTTCCGCCAGTTTTTCAACCAAATCATCCCTTGATCCATGAGCCAACACCTCGTAAGCAGGTTTGACCACAATGTTCTTTACGTTTCTAACACGTAAATGTTTGTGCAACTCCTCACCACGTAAACGTGGTTTAACTCGCACCTTATCGTCAACGCTTTCAGCGTCAACTTTCTTCTCCACAGGTCCGCGCGTGAGGTACTCAATTCCCATGCACGCGCCAACACAAACAGCTACGGCACCAATGCCTACAGCTATCTTCATACTCACATCAGTCAAGTACGCCTGGTGATTTACCAACCAGCTCGTACAATACTGCCATTCTCCTAACGCATCAATTGCCGCAATTACATCACGCGGCGTTTTAGCGTCCTCAAAAAGCTTATTATGCA